CTTTGTCGTAGTAGAGTACTGCGTATCGCTTCTTGGTGATGAATAATCCTTTGGAAGCAACAATCTCGCGACCTGCTTTGATGACTTCTCCTCTACTGGGCGGACAGTGGAACTGTTGTTCCATGAATTTAACAAACGTGCCATTAACTTCTTCTCCTATTTGATCATAAAGTGCAATAACATTTTCTTTAGTCCACGGAATAACACCTGATTCAATGTCTTTCTTTAGTGTAGAATAAGCACTGAAATAACAGGAGTCTGTGTCGCCGTATATAACAGCACGACCTACGTGATTGTATTCCCCAGTAATAATCTCATTTACCTTACTAGCCATGTGCTTGGCAATTTGACGTCCTGTAAGAGTGGTAGACTGACCGATACGCTTATCGAAAAAACGACACCCAGGATTAAGAATAGCACCGTAAAGACTATTAAGGTTAATTTTTTTAACCAACTGACGTTTGTCCCAATATTCTTCTTCAATTTTATTTCCCGCCGTTATACATTCTTTAAGTTTGGCCTGCATTTCTTTACGTTCGGCATACCAACGCTTTAGCAGTCCGGGAATAATTCCTTCTTTTTCATAGGTAAAGATAGTACCGTTAGCACTAACCATCCAAGGTTGATTGCTATCAAAGATTAATTGATGTACTTCTGCGGCACTGTGTACAGTACTGTTGCCATCCTCCCAGTCTATGGTAATTTCAGTATCTCTACGTTTTTCCATAACTGCTTCGTATTCCACAGTGCCAAACATTCCTTCCCAAGCAGCCGCAAATGATTTTTTCTTAAGAGTTGTTTGTTCGTGAATATGTGCCTGCGTATATACAGGACGTAGTTGTCCAACAATAGTTTCTGGACCCATGTTTAATGCACGAATCGCACTAGGATACAATGAGTTAATGTCTAGTGATCCGATCCAGTCTTGAAGACCATCTTTAGGATAAGCAACATAAGCACCTGCGGCCGCAGTATCTTCGCCTTCGTCACGTTTAGGACGATTAGGCACTTGAAATCCTCTGCGATGTGCTTCGTTAATAATAGCCTGTTCGGTAACAGCCACAGCACCCATGGTAGTCTGTAACAATACTGTACATTCATGTGCTAGTTTATTAGCAAGATCAATAAATTTAAGTTTATCGTCTAGTTTGTTTAGTAGTGCAGTATCTTGTCTGTTATACACAATAAACTTTTTAAAGTCATTGTTGTACAACTGATCTAACGTACCTTCGTAAACAGTTTTGTTCTCGCCAATTTCCATTTCACCGATAGCATCTAAACGATATGTATGACGTTCTTCGTATGTGTACTTACGATACAGTTCGAGACTGTCTAAATGCACACGACCGTGGAAGTCATAAGTAACAGCCTGTTTCCCGTATTTTTCGTATTCACGTTTCTTAGGAAGTTGTCCCCAAAGACAGAATCGTTTAGTATCTTCTTTACTCAGTACACGGGTTACTCGATTAACAGTATAGGGAACATCATAGCCTTCACTATTCCAACCACTAATAATGTCAGCATCTTGAATTAAGTCTAAGAATGTTTCCAACATATCGCCTTCGTTATCAAACAAGTGCGTATCTGGAATATCTTTAATTGATTCTTTTGCTTGCTCCATAGTAAGAGTTTTTGGAGGCATGGCAAGTGTAATTAATTTGTCTAACCATTTAAGATGAACAGTGATAGCAGTAATAGGCATAAACGCATCTTCGGGAGTGCTATAGCCACGTTCTGGATCAAAATCCACTTCGATGTCGAAGAAACAAATGTTTAACTTAGGCGCATCTTGATTAAGATAATTTTCGCTTAGGTGTACGAAAATTGGATTAATATCGCTTTCGTACAAGTCTTTACCACTGTTAATGGCTAATTCTTTACGGAAGTCTTTGGAATTTTTACATACTACTCGTGTAAGAGGATCACCATAGATACTTTGGAACTTGCCTCTAGCGTCTGGATAGTAAAATGTGTAGCGTACTGGGTGTTCTTTAAAAACCCTTTCGCCTTTGTCGTTTCTTTCAACGACCTTGATAATATCATTCTCTCTGTCAAACAGAGCGTCAACGTAACCCATTTTTCTCCTTATGTGACTTACGGCTCACAAATGCCAAACATGCGGTTTATGGCCCGCATACCTTTTTCTATATTAAGTAATTATCAATCTTGCTAAGGCTATACTGTCGATCGTGACCATAAGCATGTAATTAGCCAACAAACCAAAGGAACCACGGTTATAACAACACCAAGAGTATATAATACAGCCTGATATCCAAACAGGGTAAAGAACCATGAAAGGTGGTGTTGGAACGGTGAGTGCCATAGTGATAGCACAACCAATAGACATAGCCCAAGCAAGGACCTCAAGACAAAAACGTACTCGATTACTTGCGTAATCTTTCTGGATCCATTGGATAATGTTTGAGGTAACATTCACAGTTACTTGTCTTTACCAACAGTAACAATTAGTGTTTCTAGATCGTCAAACTCACTGAATACCTCGTTCCAATTACCTTTGTGTGCAATTGAAATTGCTTTATTAATCAGTGCTGGTTTGATTTCCAACTCTTCGGCCACGGCCTTAACAGTTTCTTTTAGACCTTCTTGTAGACTTTCTACTTCATACTTAATTTGAACACCCTCGTTAATAAGACGTTCTAATTTTGCTTTTTCTTCTGGTCCGTAGGTACGACTGCTCATGTATTTCTCCTTAATAACTACAATATTTTATATTATTTGTTTAAAGAAATCAAGGAATTTGATTACGCAATTTAGCCAAACCTAACATATTGAATATTTTAAACCACATCCAGCCAATGTCAAATTCAAACCAACGACGACTTAGTTTAGGATTAGCAGGATCTAGGTGATGATTGTTGTGCAGTTCTTCACCGCCAATTAATATTCCCCATGGACTTACATTGTGACTATGATCCTTGGTTTCTCCGTTGCGGTATCCCCACCAGTGACCAATACCGTTAATAAAGCCAGCGGCCCAGAAAGGGATCCATAACATTTGAACACCCCACACTAGAAATCCCCATGGACCAAATAATAACAAGTCTATAACTAACATTAAGAGAATACCAAGACGATGGTGGGGTGTATAAAGTTTGCGTTCAATCCAGTCTTTGGGAGTACCTGCACCGTATTTTACAATCATGTGAGCATCACTACCTGCACGATTATAGTATTTGACGCCACCAAATACTAATTGCCAAATACCAAATACATGTGGGCTATGCGGATCGCCTTCTACATCTGTATTTTGATGATGTTTACGATGTACTGCTACCCATTGCTTAGTTGTCATTCCTGTAGTCATCCATAACCAAAAACGCATAAAGTGACTTAGGGTTGGGTGAAATTCTATGCCTCGGTGAGCTTGATTTCTGTGTAAGTATAAAGTAACGCATATTATGGTAATGTGTGTTACTATAAGTGTATAAATTATTTCTATCATTATTAATAGTTCCCTGAGGACAGAACTATTTTACAAATATGCTCTAGTCTCTCGATATGTTCGAAACTGCGCCAAGGGCTAGTATCGATAGCCACGACCCCGTGACCTTTAATTCCGACTATGTCGTATTGCAATTTTCCAGTTCTTTGATCTAAGCCTAACTTTTCATGACACTGATCTCCTAGCTCTTGACTGATAGGAGGCACATCACCTACGTTAGGTGCTACACGAGTATAACGACTTAATTCTGGAAAATCTTTTACTAATTCATTTAATTCTATGCCAGCATGCATGGCTGCTACAATATAAGTAGGATGAATGTGTGTAACAACACGTACTTCATCATCGCCTATTTCCTTTTGTAGGCCAAAATGCAATGGCATTTCTCCAGTAGGTTTTAATCCACTAGAAATATCACTGTAAGGCATTTCTTCCCAAAAATGACCAAATGTAGCACTACCAACGCCGCTGTTAATACATTTCCAGATTTTAATCTTCTTAAACTGATCAGGTTGCATAGTTTGTTTACGCACACCGCTAGGTGTAACATAAAAGTGATCCCTATCGTGATGACGGATAGAAACGTTGCCGTCACGACTGGTAATCCAGTTACGTTTGTATGCCTCTACTAAAATATCACATATAGTTTCTAACATAATAATCCTTATTTTTCCTTTAACAATCTAAAAGTTTTTTCTTTTGGTGTTTCTTTAAAAATAAAATACAAATTATTCAACGGAGGTCTACCAGTAGATTCATCGTATAATGTTTTATATTCATAATAATAAGAAAGCCAGATTACTCTTTGACTAGACATACGTGTGGGCAACCAAGCAAACTTTTTCATCGATGTAACAAATATTTATCGTATTTTGCGGCACCGCACTTGGACAAAGGTTTTAAGTGTTTAGGACAAAAATGCTCACTTTAAACCTTCAAGGGTAGCGAATCCTGTTGGTTAGGCCAGCAGCCGGCCACGCACCATAGCGGTCCTAAGGTGTGTCTGGGTCGTAAGGTAAGCCTGCTAGTCCGCAGCCAAACCTTGCTAATGTTTCAATGATTGCTGTAAGGATTGATTGGACGATCTGTGCTATCATCTTCGGGATATACATTATAAATGTCTTGCTTTGCCAACGATGGATCGTTCCAGACATTTCTGTTTTCGGCTATTTTTTGCTTGTCTTTCTCTAAATTTTCCATCGTTCTTTTGATGTAATCTGCTAGAGTAATATCTTTCATTTTAATGTAGCCCTTAACATCCATGCGTGTTTGCGATGTGCATCTTGACGTCCTGCTAGAAAATCTGCAAGACCGTGTTCGCCGTATTTTTCTGCTAAATCAAAAACTAGTTTAAAAATATTAGCCATCTTTTCGGAATTGTCTAATAATTCTTTAACCATGTCTAACGCTAATGGAACTGCGGTTTCATCTTCTATACGACTTAACATACTGAAACGTTCAAAACTGCCCGGAGTATATCCCCCAGTCTTACGAATATTTTCAGCAAATGTATCTATGTTATCATAGACTTCTTCATAGATATCTCCAAACAACTCGTGATATTGTTTAAAATCTGCACCCTCTACGTTCCAATGGAAGTAGTGTGCTTTTAGATAATAAGCAAATTCTGATGCAAATGCTATTTTAAGTGCTTTACGTAAATCGTCCATTTTATGCTACCTGTGCTACAGCGTATACTGCTGTTACTAACATTGTTTTCATTTCTAAATCACTACATTCTTCATTTAATTTATCAGAACGTACAAGATCCAACATTAATTCTTTGTATTCGTCTTGACTAATTTCGCCACGTTGTGCGGCTTCTGTAATTTGCAAGGCCATTTGTGCTCTGCCAGCAATAGCAGGATCAGGAGCGCCGCATAGTACTTGTAGTTGTTCTATCATTTAAAATCTCCTTAGCACTGCTTCGGCAGCACGTTTGCTCTGCTGTTGCATAATTTTCTTTTTAAGTTCGCAGTAAGTTTTACTACCTTGATTATTCTGCGCTCTTTTATACATGTCTTCTACAGTTTCCTGCATGGGTTTAACAACACGTAGTACATCTGCTTGACGCCAACCTTTGCTTTCACTGTATAACTGAAACCATTCTAGGTCAGATCGTATAGCAGTAATCTGTGGTAGTTGATCTTTGGTGCAATCTAAGTTTTCCACTTTATGGCGAACATCTACAATTTTAGCACTTTGATTATCATCCCAAAAACTAGGAACCCACCCTTTAATAGTTGAGCACCCTGTAAGTGTTAAACTGATTAGAAGAATGGGTACAATTTTCATACTTGTTTTTCGTCTAGGATATTAATTGCTAAACTCTTGTTACCAATATGAACTTTTACAGGTTTTCCGTCTACATCTATAGTTAGGATATGATCGTCTATATTAACAATCTTACCTACTTGATGTTTATCCATTTTAAGAAAATGACCAAACTCAACTGTTTGTCCAACTTTAAATTTTTTCTGAAGATTAGGAATGTTTTTTGTTGGCGGTGCAGTCGATGCTTGCATATTATCTACAAGATCTCTAAAATATGAAATATTTTCTTTCTTTGGTCCTGGTAGCATGTTTGGTTTTCCTTGATCGTTTTTCTTTTCATCATCTGATGGAACTTCTTTAAAATCTACATCAACGGCATCGCTGTTATCGAACTTTGATGGATTGTTGTCATCTTTCTTTTCTGGAGCAGGCAACGGTACACCTGAAAGTTTAAACAAATCTGCTTTAAAATCTTGATATTCCTGATCTTTCTCTTTATCTAGATCTGGAATATTGCCACTGTCCTGACTTGGACGATTTTGCTGTCTTTCACGTTCTGCTCTATCTTTATCTCTTTCTTTTGCTTCTTTGTCGAACATTGTTTTTTCGTGACTATGTTCTTTGTCCATTTTTGCAATCTCATGAGAATTGCCAGTTCGTATGGCTTCCATGTTATTGCGATGGTCAGTATTGATCACCTCAAGATCGTGTTGGAATTGACGTTTGATCTTTTCCATTTCTGCTTCGCGTTGTGCTCGAGTCTCGGCACGTTGGAACGCTAACTCCGCATCTTCTAATGCTTCTTTACGTAACTGTTGACGACGCATTTCTGCTAGTTCTTCGGCCTTGGCATTAAGCTCGTTGCGTTTCTCAGGACCGATATCGACTTGATATTTGTTGTCTTGTCTTTGACGGATAGCATTAAACAACACCTTGTCAGACCTATTAGCGTCCTTCCATTCCCAGGGACTTGCAGTATCGGGTACCAGACCATTATCATCTAACCCGTAGAATTTTTCTTCAGCATCTAATTGATCCCATGCTTCGGTATTACCAGAGGCAATGACAGCTCGAACAATTTTTCCTAGTTCTGCTCGACGATGAATTGGTCTATCAAATAACTCGTTGATTTTCATCAGTCACCCTTCTTGCCTGGTACACAATTAGGCACTTCTCGGCCGCCTTTTTTCTTAGTGCCTACCATCTTGTAACCTTTCCAGCAAGGATCTTCCTTAGAGGTAATTTTCTTTTTGGCTTCTTCTAAAGCAAAATAGTCTTTAAATGCTAGGCCATTGTGTATGCCTTCTTCTTTAGTATCAAATTCTTTTTTCTTGTCTGCTACAGCCTGCTGAATACGTGGATCATCTGCGGCAGGGTGTTTTTCAATCTGTGCTAGATCTTCTGCGGCACCTTCTTCAACATTAACATCATCTTTAAACATATCTGGTTGAAGAATTTCTTTACCCACACTGTGATAAGCAGTCATGAATTCGTTAAACTTATTCATCAACCCTTTTAGTAATTCTGGGTTAGCATTAATTTTAACTTTTTCAATTTCGCTCATGACCATGTCGTTGATCTTATCAGCGGAAATAAGAAAAGCATTGGCCTGTCCGCCGATGCTGTCTTCTTCAAACCCTGTGATAATTGCTTCTTGTGTTGGGGCAGAGTTTTCTTTGATAATAGACACAAACTTTTTCATGTCGTTGGTGCCTGTAACAGGCCTTTTACCAGCACCGTCAAAGGCAGCAAGAATCTGTTTCATGTCCATAACTTGATCCTTAACCGTTAATTGGACGACGACCTGCTAGTTTAAGAATGTCAGAAAGTTCTGCACTTTCCTTAACTTCTTTTTTGTCAGCAACGGCCTTCTTCATAGGTTCTTTTTTGTCACCGTCTTTATCGACGTCTAAGAAGTCTGGTTTGGCTTTCTTTGCTTCTTTAACTTCTTTGTCGTCTTTCTTATCGCCCTTCTTTTTAGAAATCATGGCTTTGAATTTTTCTTGAGCAGCCTTTTGTGCTTCACTCTTTCCTTCGTCCACAATCTTAGCAATTTTCTTTTTCTTTTCTTCTTTCTTTTTCTTTTCTTCTTCGGCTTTCTTAGCGTCTTCTTGTTTGCTTTCTTCAACGGCTTCTTTTTCACGAACGCTGACTAATGACCAGCCCATGTTTTCACGCTTGGCGCGATCCTTCATATCACCAAGACTTTCGCCTTCGTCTGCGACCATTGTTACACCTTTGGTGCGACCGTCTTTTTCAAACTTTAAGAAATAGGCTTTGCGAGTTGTTTTTTCAACTTTACCTTTTTTCTTATCAGTGGCACGAACACCGCTGGCTTGAAATTTGGCTTCGTCCATTTTTTCATCTTTCTTTTCTTCGGCTTTTTTGCCTTTGACCTTCTTCATAGCACCTTCTAACAGGGCCTGTAGTTTTTGTTGGTATGCGGATTCTTTCATTTCTTTTTCATCGTCCTCTTCAGAAACTTCACTTTTAACAGCCATTGTGGCGTCGGATGTGATATCGTCTAGGCTAGAAGCAGTTCCGCCTTGACCAAATTTTACTTGATATTCCATGTAATGATACACTGAATCTAGGTAATCTGCTGCCTTTGTAATCTTAGCACTAACCCAACCTTCTAATTCTTGTCCTTCTTGAATCATTTCAAAAAGTTTCATAGAATTTTTAGCGGCTCTATATAGCTCAGCGCGAGCCATGCGGACTTCGCTGTCATCTACGGGCATTTGTGGTTTTATTTCGTCGTGCATCATAATCTCCTGATACTGTATTTATCGTTTAACACTACCGCCGGTGAGCAGATTGTTTTTCATATCTAGGGCGTTTTTTGCAGTACCATCTTTGTTTTTAGGTGTTTTACCAGGTTTATTTTTATAAATTGCACCTACTCCAACATTACCAGCACTTGTAGCACCCGCTGTAGCAGTTTCCTGCATACTTTCTGTAGCAGGCTCTCCAGTGACTGAAACTTCCCATTTTTTTCCAGTGGCGGCAGATTTTGCCTGAGCCCAGTTTCGAAGTTGTCGATAATGCTGTATTTCTTTATAATCATTGGCAAATTGTCCGCGACCTTTAAATACTTTCCATTTCTTGCCATTAATGTATACAGCAAAGTTATTAGGTGGTTCTGTGTTACCTTCATCCCAATCTTCTGGATCTCGTACTCTTTCACCCATAGGAACTTTTTCTTTCTTGTGCTTAAAATCGCCTTGCTTTTCGGCTCTCTTTTTATCTTTGTGTGCGCCGGCGCCTGATGTAGTTTTTACAGCATTTTTAGCAACAAAATTACGTGGCTTAGGAGCCTCGGCTTTTTTAGATTCTGAGATAATTTCGTATAGTTTCATAATATAATATTTATTGTATCTTATTGGCCTTATAAGGATTAGGAGCACGTAGTACAAAGGTTTCGCCATCTTGTGTTAATGTCCAGTTAGGCAGTAATCGGCTGATCATTTTGCTATAAAGATCTCGACGTGAACCTTCCTTGGCTGAAAATCTCAATACTTCTATATCATCTTTATATTCTTTTATAAATGAACGCATGATATCAACTACAACGCTCATAACTTCGGCACTGCGCCCTGTACCGGTTAAACCGTACTTTTGTGATTTATCAAGATCATAACCAATGCGTTTAAATTCTACGTCCCATTCACCGTCGCCTTCGTGATCAGCATGAAACTCATAAGGAACGTCACCTACTTTAAACGAAGCAACGGCTTCACTGTAGCCGGTAAATTTCCAATCCCATTGCTGACCTGGTTTAAACAGTTCGTCTAAATGTTGTTCGGTAACAAACTCTTTTGCTCTCATAGTAACTCTGCACCTACACGATCAGCAATAGTAGACCATGCATCGTAATTTGAATTATCGTTAACCACTAATTCACGTTGTTCTGTTTTGTATAGTCTTTCGCCTGCTTCGAACAATGACTTGATAATAGCAGTAGCGGCACCTTTGTAGTTACCAGCAGTGGCATCTTCAATAACTACAATCATTGCGTCACCTTCGGCATAAGCATTTAAGGTAAGATAAAACTCACCACGACGAGTATCACCACCGGCAAATGCACTGGCACTGCCTGCTCCACCTTTGTGTGTTGTTAACCCTACACCTTCTACTACTGACTTTCCGTATAGTTTAACATTGGGATAAAGTTTAGCAAATGTCTGTTGAGCTACGGCTATAATATTCTGCGGTTGCATCTGTTCAAAATCTACAGACTCGTTTGTTTTCTTTTTAGCACGGCCTGCTTTCATATTAGCCAACCAGTGCGCCATACGCTGTTTTTCGCCTGAACTGTTTTTAGCAGTTTTTCTTAAACTACTAACACTGGCTTTAGTATTAACACCACTACGTTTTGCCAATCCTTTGCGTCCGGGTTTCTTTCCGTCTGCAAAGTTTTCTGTTATAAATTCTTTTGCTCTCATTTCATGGCCACCTGGAATGCTTGATGTTTCTCTTTTCTTTGATCTAAATGTTTCATACCTGGGTTAATAGGTTTAGTTACTGCTCTAACATCTTTAAATGTATCAACCTTTGGAGCAACACGATTTTGCCAATACCACACGGCAACTTTGGCAGCCACTTCAGGTTTTTCAACTAATTCAGGATGTTTTTCTAAAGGTAATCCTAACGCTTCTCCGGCACGTTTATAATTATAACGACCAGTAAGTTGTATGTATCCTCTTCCTTTAAACTTGGCACCGTCACCTACAACTTTATTGCCTAGTGCTTTGGCCTTCTTAGGTGCATACTTGGGATCGTATTTACGGAAGTCTAGACTGCCTCCAATTTCCTTCATGTGTTTAAAGTTCATTGTTTCATGTGCGCACTGTGCTAAGAACGCCGCAAGTTCTTGACCTTTTATTCCTGCTTTCTCTGCATATTTCTTTAATACTACTTCGTGAGGCGAACCTGTTACAGTTTTAGCAATATCTTTTTTCTTAACTTGTTGTATAACACCGGCTTTGTTGTCTACTTTGGCTGTAACGTCTGGACTGGCAGTTAATGCCGCCGCACCTAGTGCCGCACCTGCTACCCAATCTTTCCAACCTTCTTCTATGTCTTCGCCAACACCGCCACCGCCGTCGCCGGACGATACTCCACCACTACCGCTGTATCCTGCGTCCCAACCGTACAGCCCATAAGGACCTGGACCCCATACTGCACCGTATGTACGTTTACTTTTATTCTTTTTTCTTTTCTTTTTACGTTCGCTGACAAGGTCCTCTCGCATGTATTCAGAAGCCTCACCTTCAAGACTAACCAACCATGCATAAAAGCGTGTATGAGGATGATCCTTTTTTAATTCCATAAAACTATGTAGATTAGGTTTCGCATCATCATACATAATGGCCTTGGTATAATTACCTTTATCTAGCAATGTTTTAATAATTGTTTTTTTACGCTGTTCTGTTGATCCGTCTTTGATATTACCTGCTCGATAAACATGAACTTTGTTCATATCTATTCCATACTTACGAAACGTATCTAGAAATAATTCTTTGTCGTCAAAATCAGATCGAGCAGTTACCATTACAACTTTATTACCTGTAGCAATATCACGTTTGAGCTGATTCATCATAGGAATAATAGGTTTATGATTGTCAAAAAATTCTCTAGCATTTTTAAAATCTTCAAAATCAAACTTTTCGCCAGGCTGTAGTTTATAGTGTGTGAAGTCGTGACTGTTTAAACTCTTAACAACTTTGCCGTCTTTGACTACGTGTACCTTAGTTTGGGTATGTACTAAAGTATCGTCTATGTCAAAGACCACTAACTTTTTAGGTTCTATGTCACGAAATCTCATTTGTTTCTGATTCCTTTGCCCACTGGTTTTTCGCCAGTCATGTAAGGCAGACTAAACCATAATTGGAACCATTCAGGTGTACCAGGTCTAATGTTGTGCTTACGTTCAAGTTCACGTTTTTCTGTGCCGGTATGAGAAATATTAATACCTTCAACGGGCTTATATCCTTTGAATTCTTCTATGCCAGCAAGACGTTTTAAATCTTTTATGTCCATTAGAATTTCTCTATGCCTCTACTTCCACGACCACCTCGACTACGCATTTTACGTAGTTCTTCTAAACCGTGACGTATCTGCTCAATGTTCATTTTTAATTCTTGAAAATGTTTAGTAATAGTGTCCCATTCTCCAGGGCCAGCGTTTTCAGCACGGGCGGCAAGATCTGCTAGTTGTTTTGATGCTCTCATCATACGATATTTTAAACTGCCAGGATTGGCCTTATCGTGTCCATAGATCATTGGATCCATAGGATCTTCAGGATTCATTTCAATAGGTGCTTCGCTTATACTTTCTGCAGGCTCTGCAACTTTCTTTTTACTAGTTTTTTTAGGAGCATTTTGATAGGGCAGTAAGTATTCTGCTACTAGATCAAAGAAAGGTTTACCGGCTACATTTGTATCGGCGTCTACTCCCGCGGCAACTGTAAATGCTTCTCTGTCACCTTTAATAACTGCATCACGTAGTGCTGTGGCTGAACTTAATCTTGGTGTGGGCTTCTGTTCAATTTTTGCAAAGTTATAGTAGCCGTGTGCGCCTTCCCTGCCGTTATACTGTTGAATAGTTTTAGTAACCCAATCCTCATCTGTAAGACACAACAACGTAGCCTTGGGATATTTTTCATATACTCTGCTGGCCAATGTCAACCATCCTGTTTCAGAAACTATGTGTCCTTCTACTTTGGGCCATACAGTTTTCATTGCTTCTACTTTAACGTTAAACGGTAATGGGTCTTTTGGTCCTTGTGTACTTTGATTGGTACCTACAAACCATACAGGACTCTTGCTGGCTAATTCCCAAGCGGCTCTGTGTCCTTTGTGTGGAGGATTAAAACGGCCGAATATAATAGCAACTTCTTCGCCTAACGCTTCAAATAACTTTCTTAATCTCATTGCGGTGTCCACCTTTTACGAGGTACTAGTTTTACATTACCAAATTCTTTACCTTGATCAGCATAGCGTACACGGCCTTCACCTTGTGTGTCCCATATGTCTCCCTGCTCGCCTTCTATTTGATCAATAACATCGTCCTTCATATCTTGTATCATACGTACTAATTTAAATATGGCATCAAGACCGTTAGGATTTGCTTTAATTTTTTCATCAATTTTGGCCATTTTACCTGCACTGACTTTAGCAGTGTTTAACCATTGCTTAAAGTGTGCCATACTGACGTCGTCTAATTGTTTGGCTTTGGCTGTTTGATTTACATACTTGTAAAGGATATCTTTTAAATCTGCCAATCCCGCAGTGTCTGCAAGGAAGCCGTCTATTTGTCCTGCGTGTTGTGCTAGATATTTTTCTACAGCCAACACACTGTCATCGTCTATCTTAACAGGTTTTTTATTATAGATAGGACCTAACACTATTAACTTAGGATTAGAATTAAATTGACTGAAGTCTGAAATTGGTTTTTGTGCTGAATCAGGCATGCCCCATTGTGGAAAATATGCATGACCAACAACCATAACGTCTGCCTGTGCTATACGCTTGCCAAGGTCGCTGTCTTTGCGAACGTGATAGCAGGTTTGTGATTTAGGATTAGGACAGAAGTTATAAACATCTTCTTTGTCTAATTGCGGACGTTGTAGGAATAATCCATCAGCATAAACAAATCCTACAAAGTCTCTGGGTGTACTACGATCGAAGTAATCATATAAACTAGCAAACTGTCCAGCAAATTGTTCACGTGCCGCTTGTTCGTCTGGAGTTTTAGGACTACCACTTTTATTTAAAATAAAATCTCTAATAGCCTCAGGACTGTCAGTTTTTGCTCCACGGCTCCAACCGTTGTGACCACCTAGCAATAGTGGACCGTTCTTTGTTTCTCTACCCCAATAAATTTGAGGATTACCGTCCCACTTCATACGAATACTTTCAGCACCTTGTTGTGTAGCAAAGTCTTTAATATGGCTTAATGCTTCTTGTGTGCCTTTACTGCCGTAAAAGAAAACTAAATCTTCTAAATGGTTAAATGCACGGCCTAATTGTTTAGGTGCCGTTGCTTCTGTTAAGCCTGAAAAAATTTCTCTTAGTCTCATGCTAATCCACTCAACTTTCTAATACGCTGTAGTTCAGCACTTTCTTGTTTAACTGGAACTTCCCTCCAGTTAGGATCTTCTTTGGCTTTGGCTAACAATGCGTCTGCTTGATCTTTTGGAAGTGCATCTAAAATGCTTTCAACACTGCCTAACACTGCGGCGTTTTTCTTTCCTGTTAATATTTCTGCTATGTCTGCTAGTTCGTCTGTGACTAACGACCCTTTTTTGCCGTCGGGTGTGCGGCTGAATAGACCTTGCCACGCACTCCACATATAGCCTTTGCTCTTAGCAAGTATGGCCATGACTAATTGTTTGTTAACACCTTTGTAAGGACTACCTGCTGGAATATTGTGTTTATGAAATTGAGAAACACGTTCTGCATTTTGAGACACCATAACGTCCACTTGTGCAAAACTATCTTCTGTTGGTACACGGACATGAACATTAATACCGCTCTGTGCAGTTTCTAATCCTTTACCAGCAATATAATCGTTTAATGCTTTACGACCAGTTTTAGCATCTTTGGCTTTAAAAAAATCTAGCACAGCCTTTTCATCAACAATGACATCCATATCTCCGCTTTGTTTTCCAGGAGTTGGTGTGGCAGCACTGCCTACAGGAATAGCACGTATGCCTGTGCCTTGCAATGCATCATTAACTCTTTTTAATATTGCAGGTACTTCTTTGTGATCAAAAGGAGTAGCATCTGCAAATACATTGCCGCCTTCTAACAATATCATTGTTCGTTCCTATCGTATGCGCCTTGCTTAATTCTTTCACTTTCTTGTTGAAATATTTTACGTGCTAGTGCATCTCTGTCAACATCGGTAAACACAGATTTGTCATTGCTTGGTATTTGAAACTTTTTACAATAGAGTTTGGCTGCTGTATCTACACAGGGTCTAAAGACATCATGACTGCAACCCTGTCCTTGTTTCATCTTGTTCTTTACTTGACTTAGAACAGGATACATAATTCTTCTATAAAATTTAGGATCGTTGTTCATGAAGTAATGTAGATCGTCTACTAAATCTACATCTTCTAAATTTTTTAATTGCTGATCTAACTCGTATAATTTTACCATTTGCGACAACTCCAGTAACGTGCCTTGTGTCTTGGTCCGGGATTATCGCAATTATGTCGGGCACGGAAACTGCGACGTCTTGCAGGATTAGACTTTTTGATTTTCATGTTGGGATCGCCAAAGTTTACTTTGACAACATTACCCTGTGGGTTACGCACATAGACTTTGAATTTTTTAACATCGCCCTGCATCGGTTTACCCAGAGAAACCTTACGTCCGCGATACTCTGCTTCTTCTAAAGATTCTTCTACGTCACCGTATTGTAGATAAAAATCATCGCCGTGATATGTTTCTTCTAACCAGTTTTCTGGTTTATCAAGGCTTTCAAATAATTCTTTGAATGTTTTCATAGCATAACTACCCATTATTAGAGTATTTATGCTATTTTGCTTTAGCCACAAATTTCCTCTTCTGTGACTAATTCGTCTATGCGGCGTATTTTAGAGCCTAAAAACAACTTACATAAACCTAGTACTTTTTCGTCTGCGGCATAGAAATAGCCTTCGGTTTTATAAGTACGCTTTAAAAGTTTAATTTTAGGAATTTTTTCAGCCCATTCATGGAAACTTTCGCTGTTGTGCCGTAAAGGGTTAACTGTTACTCGAAACTTGTGAGTGTAGGTTTTTGCAATGACTTTGTTAGGATTGGCTAACAGAAAATTTTTCACAGTTTCGTTGCTAGGTCTACTAATTTCACGAACTATGCTAGAATCTAAACAGCGTATTTTTTCTATAAGATTATCGTTGTTAGAATAAATTCCCAGTATCCTGCCTTCAACACGAACTGAAAAATCTTCTTCAGAATCTAAAAGATTTAATAGTTTAAAACCAACAAATACATCGCTGACTGAAATGCGTTTTTTGTTCCACGAACCCACTTCTATAAAACCATTTTTACTGTTTTCTAGAAGTTGGCTGTAGTGATCAAAATTAATCTTTAGTCGATCTAATTCTTTAGTACGAAAATCTCCAGCCAGCGGTGTGTAGATGGAGATTTTATTTACATACTTGTCATAGAACAGATGATTGGTTTTCTTTATTTGTTTCATTTTCAGTTTTAAGGACTAACTCGTTATCTTGTACATCGATATGAACACGACCGCCGCCTTTTAAGTCTCCAAACAACATACTCTTACTTAGCGGACGTTTAATATCTTTATCGATTACACGTTGTAGAGGACGGGCACCCATCTTCTTATCAAAGCCTTTTTCAACTAGATAATCTATTGCGTCGTTGGAAATAGTGATATCAATGTCTTTGTCTTTGATTTGTGCTTTAAGTTCTACTAAGAACTTGCCTACTACCTTAATCATAGTTTCTTTGCTAAGTTTACCAAATGTGATAATACCATCTAAACGATTACGGAACTCTGGAGCAAAGAACTTCTTAAGTTCTCGATCTTCATATTCACTGTCTTGATTACCAAATCCGATAACATTGCGATCTGCATCAGCGGCACCCAAGTTAGTAGTCATAATTAATACTACGTTACGAGCATCTGCTTCTTTACCGTTACTACCAGTGACCTTACCATTGTCCATAAGTTGTAGAAGAATAGTGGATACATCTGGATGAGATTTTTCAATTTCATCTAACAACAACACACAATGTGGATGTTCTTGTAGTTTAGTAATCAGTAGGCCTGCGTTTTCTTCAAAGCCAACATAGCCCGGAGGACTACCAATTAATTTACTAACACTGTGCTTTTCCTGATATTCGCTCATATCAAAGCGAATCATCGGAATGCCCATTTGTTTAGCCAACTGTTTAGCAGTTTCTGTTTTACCAGTGCCTGTTGGACCCATGAATACAAAACTTCCGATAGGTTTGTTTTCTGGTTTTAATCCTGCCTGTGCTACTAAAATCTTATCAATAAGTTCGCCAATGGCTTCATCTTGTCCGTACACTTCTGCTTTCATGTTCTTTTCTAGATTAACTAAATTAGAACTTTCTCTCTCTTTAACTGTTTCCTCAGGTAAGTTAACCATCTTACTGAGTTCAAACTGTACTTCAGGAACATCTACAATTCGATTTTCATCCTGTTCTTTAATATTAAATCGACTGCAAGCAACGTCAATTAAGTCAATGGCTTTATCTGGCAATTTCTTATCAGTGATATATTTTACTGATAGTTTAACTGCTGATTCAACGGCTTCATCTGTAATAATAACATTATGATGTTTTTCATAATATTTCTTAATTCCAAGAAGAATATCACGTGCCATGTCTGCTGTAGGTTCGTCTACAGTAACACGTTGGAATCGACGCATTAGGGCACGATCTTTTTCAAAGTACTTGCGATATTCTTCCCAAGTAGTACTTGCTACAACTTTGATGTTACCTTTGCTCAATGCTGGTTTCATCATGTTAGCAAGATCGTTGCTATTTTGTTGTCCTCCTGCACCCGCACCAGAAATCATATGTGCTTCGTCGATAAACAGCACAGTCTTGCCTTTGCTTTGCAGAGCCTTAAGTACAAGTTTAAAACGTTCTTCAAAGTCGCCGCGGTACTTACTACCAGCCAACATACTACTGATATCCAAGTTATAAACAGTATATTCTTTTAAAAACTTTGGAACATTGTCGTTAACAATATTATAGGCTAAACCTTCTGCAATAGCAGTCTTACCAACACCAGGATCACCAACTAACAGAACATTATTTTTTGTTCTACGTCCAAGTCCTAGTGCAATTTGTTCTAATTCAAATTCACGACCAATCACAGGATCAACTTTACTCTTTTTAACCTGATCGTTTAAATTAGTGGTAAAACTACGAAGGGCTTTTTCACTTTGCCCGTCGCTGGTGTGTTCTTCTTCTTCGCTTTCAACTTCGTTATTGATAAAGTCAGCAAACTTATCTTTTTCTATTCCGCCCTTGTTTAGATAGTAGACAGCATAACTGCGTTTTTCGCTAAGAATGCTAAGGAATACATCTAACAGTTCGATACTCTGGCGCCCGCTGAAAAGAACTTGTGTAAATGCACGATTTAACACACGCTCAACGGATTGTGTTTTCTTTGGTTTGTATTTGCCAGGGTTTTCTAAAATAATATCTTCACACTTGGTTTTTAAGTGATGTTCGAGATTAGTTTTAACATATTCTGTGTTGGCACCGTAGTTAGTCAATAACTCGTAGAATTTTTCCTCGCATAACATAGCGAATGTAAGATGCTCTAGTGTCACATATTCGTGACTGAGTTTTTTACAATCTTCTACTGCTTTTTCAAAGACTGCTTGTAGTTCTTCACTTGGTTCTACCATTTAATAATTTCCTTTGACGTTTACGTGCTAAATCTAATTTCATTTTGCTAACATGACTGGTAAAAACTATTCCGTCCAAATGATCTATTTCATGCTGAAGACACTTGGCATCCATACCAGACAATGTAATTGTACATTCTTTTGCATCCTTGTCAAGATATTTTGCAGTAATAGTTTCGAATCTTTTTATCTGCATAAACAAACCTGGAAAACTTAGACATCCTTCTTCGTCTGAACATTCTCCGTGTCGTTCTATAATAACAGGATTAAACAATGCAAAAGCCGATTGTCCTTTTGGTTTTACTATTACAACTCTTTTATCAAATCCTACTTGATTGGCCGAAATGCCAATGCCATATTCATCTTCCATTATGGCAATCATCACACGTTCGATTTCATATGGATCCATACCACAAGAAAAATCGTAATCTTCTAATTTTTGATAAAGTATCGGATCTGGATCTTTTTTAAGTTGGAAATCACTGACCTGCATATTTCCTCTGTAGTTTTTCTAATACTACTCTGTCGCCAGGTTCTAAATTATTAGGCGTAGTAACATTAATTACAACAAACATGCTACCCCTGGAGTCATGTCTGTTCATTTCGTATAACCCATGTCCCCTACAATTAATCATTTGTCCATGTTGAATTCCTGCAGGAACTGAAATTTCTAAATGAGTATCTGCAATAGTGTCCACAACAATAGTAGTGCCTAGTATAGCATCAAAGGCATTTATCTGTGCTTCAGTAAAGAGATGCGGGCCATCTCTACGATATCGATGATCGGGTAGTTGAACAATGTTGGCAATTAGATCGCCTTTGGGTATTCCCGGTAAACTATCGTCTCCTAGGCCCTGGAATCTAATCTGATCTCCGTGTTGTACACCTCTTGGTATTTTTATCTGTAGTGCTTGATCTTTGCCGCTGGGTAGTCGAATACTTCCTACTACTTCCTTGCCTTCAAAAATATCTTTTAAGGTCATGCGTACTTGTATAGTAACGTTTTTATTTCTTCGTACTTGCTGTCTACGCCCCATGCCTCCAAAACCAAAGTTTGAAAACATATCTTCAAACCCTCCCATATTTCCTGTATGGAAACGGAATTCTGGTTGAGGATTGTCGTATTGCTGGCGCTTACCTGGATCGCTTAGGGTATCGTATGCTTCTTGAATTTGCTGAAACCGTTTGGTATCCCCACCACGATCGGGATGGTGTTTGCCAGCCAACTTTCGGTAGGCTTTTTTAATTTCGTCTGCGTTGGCATTTCGTCCAACGCCTAATGTATTATAGTGATCACTCATATGGTAAAAAAAGGTATAGTAAAATTATACTATACCTTTTAATTTATGTCAAGCCCGATTATTTTTTGGCTGGTTCAGGTTTCTTTTTATCGTCCTTTTTAGGAGGTGCTTTGTCAGGTACTGCTGTGCCTTCGTGTTTTTTATGAATTTTGATTTCTTTACAGACTTCTTTTTCCTTGCCTGTTTTTGGATCCTTCTGCATTACACAGGCACGTTTTGTTTTTGGTGCCTCATCTGCTGCCATTACTGGCATAACAAATGCCGATGCTACTAATAGTGCTAATAATTTTTTCATGAACTTATCTCCTTATAGTTCTGGTTGATCTGGTTGCACAGGCATTGGTTTACCTGTACTTGAAAATGTTGATGCTGCCGGCGGAGCACTGAAACTTGGTGCTGGGCTAGGAGCACTAAAACTCGGCGCCGGTTTAGGAGCACTGAAACTTGGTGTTGGGCTAGGCGCACTAAAACTTGGTGTTGGTGTTGGACCAGCACCTGGTAACGCTAAACCACCGTTGTTAGCACCCGCCATCTTTTCTTGTGTACGACCATATGCGGCAATACCAAGTAT